GTTCTCGGCGACGCCGAGGTTGATCGCATATTCCGACATCGGCACGGCCCTGTTCTTCCAGTCCTCAATCGCGAGCTGCCCGTACTGCTCGGCACGCGCACGCGACTCGTTGACCGTAAAAGTCTTCACTTCCTTGTCGCGGTGGTCAAGTATCTGCGCCTGGAACGTCATCATGTTCCGAGACATCGAGTTGCGGACCATCGCCCGCTGCGTGTCATTCCTCAGTCCGTCAAGCGTGCCCTGTCCCATCTGCGTCAGCGAATCGACAGTTTCCGCATACCGAGACTCGGCATCCCTGCCGGCAGAGCGCAGGTATCCGTTCTGCCCGCGCAAGATCGTGTTCGCCTGCTGAATGAACGCGGTATCCGCCGCCTTGGCCTCCGACTCATCAATCGCGTCCTGAATCGCGCTGCCGATGCGGAACGCCACGTCGCCGGCCTGCGTCATTGCACGGCCAAACTGCACTTGCTGCTGGGCGGCAAGGTTCTCGGTGACTGCCACCTGCGGTGCCTGCACCATTCCGATGTCGCCTGCGCCTCCCGGCGCGACCTGCGGTACGAACGTGGTAGGTACGGTCGGCATGGATTACATCCTCTGCTGGCTCACGCCAGCCAACAGTTCCTCGATGCGGCGGTTGCGAGCCCACATTCCACCGATGTCAGCCGCGCTGCCAAGCAGGCTCGTACCCAGCGCCAGACCGGGATAGATGGTGCCGGCAGTCGCCTGCAAGTTCTGGGCCGAGATGTCGGCCATCGTCGCACCAACGCCGATGTTGAACGCCTGCAACTTGGCCGCCTCGGCTGCGCGCACCGTCTGCGCGTTCATGCTCAAGCGGTCAATCTCCTTGATGAGATCCATGCTGCCCAGCACCTCGGTAGGCGTGCCCTCGCCAAGCGAGATGCCTCGAGCAGCCATTGCCGCCTTCGCGCCGGCGCGTGCCTGGCCGGCCTGCATGGCGTACCTGCCGAACCGCTCCTGACCCTCGCGGCTGATTTCTCCAGCCGTGAACCGGGCCATGCCCTGGTTGATGCGGGCCATCTCGGCGGCGAACCGCTGGTTCTGCGCCTGCATCTTGAGCTGGTTCTGCTGGCTCTGCGCCGAGTAGTACGAGCCGATGGCGCTGGTCGCAGATCCAAAAATCGCCATGATCGGGCCAGCCACGCTGAACGCCTCGGCGAACTGCGCTGCGGTCGATGGCGCTGCCGCAGCCGGCGCATTCGCAGCAATGGCCTGATTCTGCATGCTCGTCAGGTACGGGTAGTTCTGCGCCTGCGTCAGCATGGTGTTGTCCATGCCTGGGAAACTGAAGCCCGGCGTATTCGGCGTGGTTGTCACGAATCCCATATCAGCCTCCGATAGCGACCTCGAGGGTGAGTCCAACAATCGTCAGCGGCAGCGGATCAACCTGCCGCACATAGATTTGACCATTTTGCTGCCAGGTCGGCGTCAGCTTCACGCCAACCTCGTCAGTCTTCAGCGATGGCGGCGATCCGTATGGTTCCGTCGTGCGCCACTTGGCCTCAACCAACTTGTTTTCGCTCGGTCCCACAAACAGACCGCTTGACCTGTAGACGCGCACGAACGCCTCGTTGATGTTCTTGGCTCGGCCCTGACCGAATGCCTCAATCTGCAACGTCAACGGCAACGTCTGCAAGTCGCTTTCATATGGCAGGCCCACCGTGATGATCGTGGACGGACGCTGGATCGTGACCGATCCACCAGTCACCACAACCTGCGGCATGACAGCGCCATCACCCAGCACGCTGACGGTCTTGCCCTCGAGGTGCGATAGGCCGCTGACCGTGTCGCGAGCCCAAGCCCAGACCGCCGTGGCCACGCCTCGCAGGGCAACCGCCAGCGTCTTGTCCACCCGAGCGGTCGCTACCGTCGTGCTGGTCGTGCCAAGGATCGTAAGCCGGTACTTGGTGCCGTCCGAGCCCGTCAGCACGATCACGTCACCGACATCGGTCGTGGCCGGGAACTGGAAGATCGCGCTGCTGGCCGTGATCGTCAGCACCTCTGCCGGCGTCCAAGCCGTGCCGCCCGTAACCGTGACCGTCGTTGCCGTCGTGTTCGTGCCGTTGTACGTCAGGCCGCTATCGACGTGGAAACAGTTCTCAAGCGTGGACACGGCCCGCGTTGCGAACCGCTCGACGTACCGTTTCGTGTTGCCTCCGATCGTGCGCTTCACGATGACATAGAGCGCATCCTCGGTGCCCTCGGCGACAGCAGTACAGGATTCGAAGTCACCGTCCGTGTCGTGCCTGTGCCAGGCAGCCACCTGCTGCTCCGGGATATAGGTCAGGCCCAGCATGTCGCCATTGCTCGAGATGAACCAAAGCAATGGGTGCGGAGCCTTGCTATAGCACATGTCCGTGATGGACAGTCCATCAAACAGGTGCGTTGCGCGCAGCGACAGGTCGCCGGTCACGAATCCGCTGGCCTGCCACGAATAGCCCAGCTCGCGCACGTGGCCGTCACGGGCCGAGCCATAAACCACCGTGTTATTCACGATGGACGGCTGGACATTGCTGGCACCAACGTATGACTGCGGCCGCACCGAAATCGTTGTCGGCGTGATGACATCGCTATTGACCGGGCTGATCCGCCATTCCGCCGCGCTCGTCAATGCGAGCAGCTGCGTCAGCGGGACAAGGTGGCGAATCGTGTTTGCCTCTCGAGCGGCGACGCGGAACTTGATTCGATCCGTGTCCTCTGTCGGGATCGAATACGACATGTCGCTTTCGGTGCCGCTCTTGGTCATCCAGATCGTTTGCGGCGCGTTGTTCGTGCCAGCAAACAGACGCCTCTGCTCAAAGTAACTGACCGCGCCGGGGTAGTTGTTCGAGCTGTTGAACACGGAGTCATACACAGGCGGCGTGATTCCAGTGTCGGGAGCGATGTTGTCATCGTTGATTGACGTTGAAGCCGTCTGGCCGATGAATCCGTACAACCCGCCCTGCAACTTGTAGACGTTGTATCGAGATGCGCCGGCGACAGCAGTCCACGCCACCGTGACGAAGCCAGGCGTTGAGTTTGTCCAATCGACCGACACCGTCGCCGAACTGCTCTGCACGCTCTCGCTCACGTCATCGTCGGCGACAGCCGTGACCACGTATGAGTAATCAATGCCTGATCCAAGTCCGGTGAGTGTCGCAGTCACGCCGGTCGGCGCAGTAACAGACGCCGCGAAATTGATCGTGGTCAGGGTCCAGGTCGTGGCACCAAGCCTGCGCAGCTCACGCGGCGCGTAGTTCGGATGCACCAGCGTCAGCACGTCAGCCGACTGCACGTAGTGGATATCGAACAGGTCTGCCTCGGCATACGGGGTCGGGATCTCATAGATGCCGGCAGGAAGTGGATACCAATACGTCGCATTGGGCGGCGTCTTGTTGATCGCCTTGGCAATGCAGTAATAGTTGACGCCTCCGGACGAAACCAGAGATCCAATTGCATACGGCGTCGCGCCAGTGTGGACGCCACTGCCTGCGCTGCTTGTGACGATTGGAATGCCGCCGGCTGCGGTCGCGATTTCAAACGTGTTCGTCGCCGCGTTGATGACGTAGTACACGGTGTCAGGCAGCATGCCTGTCGGCAACGATCCAGTCGTTGTGAATCCGACTTCTGCTCCGTTTGCAAGGCCATGTCCAGACCAGTTGATGACGGTCGGCGTGCTGGCCGTGTGTGTTCCTGACTGCGACCCGGTTGTGTCGATCGACGTTCCGCCAGATGTCAGCGACAACTCAAAGGTGTTCACGGCGGAATTCACGACGTAATACACGACTCCTGGAGACAGACCCGTTGGAAGTGCTCCCGTCGTTGACAGGATGACACGATCGCCATTGGACAGCGTGTGTCCAGTCCATGTCACAACGCCAGGGCTGGCAATCGAGATCGTCACCGTTGCCTGTTGGGATGCCGTGATCGTGACCGTTGTGCCTGGAACATAGGCCGCAGGCGTGCCGGGCCCGAGCGTCGCACCCTGCGTATGGAATCGGAAGTAGTTCGGACCCATCTCCAACACCATCGTCTGGGTGGTGCTGAACGTGAACGGAATCAAGCGGGTGCGCTTGGTGCTGTCCTTGACCTCGCGCACGAACGCCGTGCCGGCCCGGTTCTCTGCCGGACCCTGCGGCGTTGCAATGAAGTTCCGCATCGTGGCAGCGCCGGTCTGGAACTTGATGTCATCCAGCCTGCCCCACATCTCGGGCGACACCTCGCCGCCTGCGAAGGATCGGTTGTAAGTGCGGGTCTGCGGCATATGTCAGCGCCCGCTCATCCAGGTCGTGATGTGTTCCGGCTTGATGTTGCGCTGGTTCGCGTCAGACATGCGAGCCTGCTGCATGTAGCCCATCATCATCTGGGTGCAACGCTTCGCTTCAGCTGCGCCTTGGTCGCCCTTGATGACTGGACCAGCCAGCATCGATGCAAGATGCCACGAAAGCGCCATCACGAACAGCGGATCGAACTTGGTCGGATCGGTCACAAGCGCCTGATAGCGCAGGATCGCACCTTCCTGATTCGTGTAGATGACCTTGTTGCCGTTGGTGTCAGTCTCAATCGAGTATTCCTGCGGCACGTACACGCCGGCACCAACGAACGGAGTGTTGATCCAGCCCCAGCCGTAACGATCGGCCGGGTACGGTCGAATGGTGTAGTCGTTCTCGACCTCGGGAGGGAGAACAGACACCGCAACCATCATGTCGCCTGGGCATGCGTAGGCGTAACGCCACATCGTGTATGGCATCGTGACGCTGGCAAGTGCCACGCGGCGCGACGCGAAGTTCCAGTTGTGCATTTGCAGCAGGCTGTCTCGAGCGATCGCATAGAACCGCGCGCAATGCTCCGCCTGTGCCGATCCCTCCGGCGGATCAATGCTGGCGACTGTTGCATCGTCGCCAAGGTGCGCCAGTGCCAGATTGCAGATTTCGACTTCGGATGCCATGCCTGCCTCCTAGTGATGGAGGGGAGCCGGGGTTGCCCCGCGACTCCCCTCCTGTCACTGCGAACTCACATCGCCTTATCCCTGCTGCTGATCGTGCGAAACCGCCTTGCGTGGCCGGCCAGGTCGCCGCTGAAGCGGGGTTTCCGCAACAGCAGGCGCTTCTTGGACTGGCCGTGCAAACTGTCCGTCTAGGACGGTCAGATTGCCGTTAGGCGGGCCGTTGTACTCAAAGACTTCACCCTCCTTGCGGAGGCCGTTGTCTACGAAGCACACAGTATTCGCGCGGACCTTTGGCATGGATCAGGCTCCTTGAATCACGTCACCCGGAAACCACTGGCGTAGAACTTGCGTCCATCCTGCACGTTGTGCACGATCTCGGCAAGGATGCTTCCAGTGGTCGGATTGGTGCCGTTCACATCGTAGCGGGCGCCGAGGTAACGCAGGCCGAGGCTTGCGATCTGCGGCGGCAGAGCGACCACGTACTGCTTGCCGGCGGCGAGACCGGAGTTTGCAAGAGTTGCATTCGTCTCTGCAAGCACAGTGTGCGACGAGAGGTTGGCATTCGCCGAAATCACCACCTCGAGGTCAAGGCTGGTGAGAGTGTTGAATGCCTCAACCACGGTGAACACCATGAACAGATCCGAACCCTCACCGATGTCTCGGGCGGTGCCGAGGTCAATGGTGTCGGTCGAAACGGCGTCAGCGGTAATGGCCTGCCCGCTGATGGCAGATCCGGGGTTGTTCGACCCGGACACGACGAGAAGACGATCAGTAATCATTTGTGTGTTTCCTTTCTGTCGGGTCTATCAGGACACGACGGCTTCGGTGTTGACGATGGCATCCACGCGGCGCAGAGGCACGCCCTGGAACGACAGCCAGCTGTACGGCATGCCGAACTGCGACAGGCCCTCATTGACCTTCAGGACGTACTGGCTCTTATCGAGCGCAGCAATCGCGAGGCCGCTGTGGACAGTGCGGTTCATGTAGAACGCCGCCCGACCCATGCCCATGTTGGGAATGCGGTACAGGGCACGGCTCATCAGCTTGATGATGGCCGTAGCAGCTCCGGGAGCCTGCGTCGTGGCCTGCGCAATCAGGTCATCGGTGTCGATGTTGCAGATGCGGACCACGTAGCGCCAGTCCTTGACCACCAGACCGTTCTTCCACTGGTAGCGGGTAGCGTAAGCCTGAAGGCGGGTGCCATCGCTGTTGTAGACAGTCTGCTCGCCAAGATCCTCGTGGATCAGGCCAGCCGCGCTGCCCTTGGGGAACGGGCAGTACACGGTGTTGTCACCCCACACGACGAGGTAAATCGACGTGTTGCTGGTGGCATCGCTGCCGCCGGCGGTGATTACGTTCTGCGCATTGTTTGATCCGGACAACGACGAGTAACGCGGCGCCATGCCGAGAAACTGCTTCGGATCGGTGGAGGGGTTGCCGTAGAACATCGTGGTCGCCTGGGTCTGGTTCATGGCCTCGAGGAAGGCCACGTCCTCGGACAGGCGGAACTGCGCGGTGTTGCCGTTCAGCATCGCCAGATCCTTGTCAACCTCGCTGCGGGCCTCGAGGATGCCGCAAGCCTCATCGACCTGCGCGGTCGTGCTCTTGCTGCTCGGGATGCCCTGGTTCAGCGCGCGCCAGTAGACGCCAGGCAGACCAGTGCGGATCACGACGCGCTCGCCGGTGGGCAGATTGCCCTCCTTGAAAACGCAGTCCTCGAGAATCTCATTGCTCTGGGACAGCAGCTCCGCGATGACCGGCACGCGGCCCTCGGGATCGGTTCGCTTCGCCCAATCGGCGAGCGTCAGGTTAGAAGTGGAGAGAGTTGCCATTGTGATTTCCCTTTCGTGGGATTAGGTGTTACTTGGGTACAGAGCATCGGCGAAGTCACCAAACGTCTTCGGGCCGTTTTTGGCCTGTCCGACACTTCCGGTGACAATCCGATCCTCACTGATTGCCTTGCCTGCGCGGTACATGAACCGGATTACTTCCGGGTGATCGCCCAGGCCAGACGTGTTGAGCAGCGTGCGAAGTTCGGACGTGCCGAACGTGTCAAGAGCCTTCTTGGCAGTGGACAGGTTCTCGGCCAGCTTCTCGCCGCCGAACTCCTGGTCAGACTTGGCTGACGCAACCCACTCGCCACGAATGGCCTTGACCTGCGATTCTTGACGCTGGGCCAGCGTTGGGCCCATACGGTCGAGAATCTTCTGCGCGGCATCCTGCGTCAGGTTCAATTCGCGTGCAACCTCGGAGAAGTTCTTCACCACCTCCGAGTCGAACTCGCGGCCTTCTGGCGCCTTGAATTCGTACTTTTCAGGAGCCTTCGGCGTTTCGGCCTTGGTCTCCGTCACGTTGTCCGCAGCCTTGCTCTCCGTGGCCGGCTCGGCGGCTGAAGAGTCCTTCGGCGCAGTTGCCTTCTGCCCATCACCATAAAGCGCCTCTGCCGTCGCAGAAGCGCCGCTAGGTGCCGAAGATGCCTGGGAGCCGTTAGTTGGAGTTGCGGCTTCCATCATCGTTGGTTCGTTCATCTGCTGTCTGCTCCTTCATCATGGTTGGATACAGTTCCGGGCATTGCGTGTGGATCATGCCCAGAATGCGAAGCCCGTAGTTCCTGTGACCTTCGGCGAATGACATTGCCATCGCGTTGGTGTTGAACGACGAACGGAACACTCCTGCCTGATCCAGAAGCCGCCAAATGACGCGGCGGCCCCGCTTGTTGCCCATGAGCCATTTGAGATCCGCCTCTTCATTCTCCCGAGCCAGCCGTTCACGCAGTTCGCGTTCTGCCTTGCTGCGATCCTGGCTGCGCAGGTCAAGCGGGTCGTAGTTGCTCACGTCGGGAATTTATGAAATGCCAGATTTTGTACGGGCACCGTCACGTGCTGGTGATCTTGAGATTCCATGCTTCAAGCGTGATGAACTCGTTGGCGGTTGCAATCTGCCCGGTGATGGCGAACGTCTGCGCGATGCCGAATCCGCCAGTCGGGGTCATGGTGACGTTTGCGCCAGTTGACGCACCGTGTCCGGGTGCCGCAAGAGCGTTTGAAACTAGGGTCGTGGCTGTGTTCGCCCACGCCTGCTTATCAACGGACAGGCTCGCGTTCGATGCGGCAACCGTCTGCGAATACCATCCGGCATCGCCGATGTTTACCTTGAAAATCTTGTTGTTGGCGCTTGCTGTCATCGCAAACAGCGCGTCAATCTCAAGTTCCATGCCTGGCTTGATCGCGTTCGCCGGAATGGTCACCGAAGCAAGAGTGATGTCGTTACCGACAACCGTCACGGTTGGAGTGCCAAGACCGGCAGCGTGCGGGTAGTTGATGGTGATCTTCGTAGTGGCCGCGCTGACATCGGTGACCGCGTACAGGCCGTTGACGCCAGTACCGCCAGCCCAGGTGACGCGAACAAGCTTGTTCTGCGCGACAGCATTCGTGAGGCTGTGAATGCCGGCGCTCACCAGACGCAC